TCCCGCTGGCGCTCGACGATTCTGACCGACGCCGAAAACGTGCCATCGACAGCCGTGACGGGCGATCTGATTCGCGTCGATTCCATCACCTACAAAGTCGTTGATTACCAGGAAAGCGACGTCGGGCTGACGCTGATGGTTCTGGGGCGCACCTCGTGAACGTCACAGGCAACGTCGGCGAGATGACCGCGCTTATGCAGCGCATTACGGACCAGATGACGCCAGCGGCTACGTGGCGGGCGCTGGATCGAACGCGCAGCAAGGTGCGCAACCAGACGCGGCAAAGCATTTCGCGCGAGTACAAGATCCCATCAAGCGTGACCCGTGCGCGGGTCTTCAATGGCGCATCCAAGCGCGCGACCCGAAAAGCAATCAAAGCCGAGGCCGTGTTCAAGATCGGCCAGTGGGTGATTCCGGTTCAGCGACTGGGGAAGGTCACCGAGCGGAAGAAGGGCGGAGTGTCCTACGCATGGATCGGCGGGCGCACCTACGACAAAAACGCGTTCCTGATCCCCGAGCGAGGCGATGCCGTCTTCTACAGGGCGGGAGCCAAGAAGCTGCCGATCAAGAAAAAGTCCGTTTCAATCGATGGGCTGGTCACGCGAACGCTCGCGACGATCGCCACGCCGGGAAAGATTCGAGAGATATTCGATGCAGAGTTTCAGTCGACGATGAAGTACCGCGTCGATAAAGAGCTCGCGAAGTGGCGTAGGGCGAACTGATGCCGCACGTCAGAGAGCAAATCCGCAACCGATTCGCCACGCTCCTCGGCGCTCTTGCCGGTGGTCGCGTGTACACCTCGCGCGTTTACCCCGTCGACATCCTGCCAGCTATTGGCATCTTCGCGAACTCGGAAATCAGCACGCAGGATCCAGTGCTTAACCCCGCCCGCATGAATCGCGAGGTTGATGTTGTCGTCGAGATCGCCAGTGAGGCAATTGCAGACGTGGACGCGGTAATCGATGCCATCGCGTCGTCCGTCGAAACCGCCATTGCTGCGGATCCGACGATGGCCGGAATTGCCGTGGATGTGACGCTGACCGGCACCACGATGGAAATCGAAGACGCGGGTGACATCCCGCTCGCATTCGCGCGGCTCACATACCGCGCCTGGTATCGCACGACCGCCGCGAATCCCGACGCCGCGATCTAACCCCGAATCCGACGAGCCCATTCCTCCTGCCGCCCCTGGGGCGACGCGGGCACGTCGTGTTTCCCCAAGGGCACCACCACGAGGTAACTCAACATGCCACTGCTCGCTCGAAAGAAAATTCTTCTCGCGAAAGAAGAAACCACGCCGGGAACCGATGCCGCGCCGACTGGCGCCGCAAACGCGTTTGTCACGCGGAACCTCTCAATCACTCCGCTCGCGGGTGACACGATCGGCCGTAACCTCGACCAGGCTGTGCTCGGCAACGAGCTGCAGATTCAGGTCGGGCAGTACGTGCAGGTCGAGTTTGAGGTTGAAGTGGCGGGCTCCGGCGCAGCAGGGACTGCCCCAAAATACGGCACGCTGTTCAAGTCTTGCGGCTTCGTTGAGACGATCAACGCCGGCGTGTCGGCTGTCTATGCTCCGACCAGCACCGTGTCGAACTTTAAGACGCAAACGCTTCACTTCTATCACGACGGCCAACGTCACACGGTAGTCGGCGCGCGCGGCACGTTCACTGTCGACATGACGCCCGGCACCATCCCTGCGTTCAAGTTCATGTTCATGGGCTTGTACGTGACGCCGACTTCCGTTGCGGATCCCGCCCTGACTCTGACGGGCTGGCAGATCCCGCTCGCTGTGAACAAAACGAACACGCCGACGTTTTCGTTCCACGCAACAACAGGCCCGATGTACGCGTTCACGTTTGATCTGGCTAACGATCTGCAATATCAGAACGTTGTGGGCTCGGAGTCCATCCAGCTGGTGGACCGCGCGCCCGTCGGAACGATTGCAATCGAGGCGCCGGCAATCACTTCTAAGAACTGGTTCACAACGGCGCTGGCTTCCACCACGTCGTCAATGCAGCTTGTTCACGGCATTACCGCCGGCAACATCGTGCAGTTCGACGCGCCTGCGGTGGAGGTGTTCAGCCCGCGCTACGCAGAAAACGCTGGCGTATCCACGATCGAGATGAACCTCGCATTTGTGCCGTCCAGCGGCAACGACGAATTCACCATCACGGTGAAGTAAACGGCGGCGCTGGGCCACTCCTCCCAGCGACAACGTCCGGCGTGCGCGTTGACCGTGCGCGCGTCGGGCGCCGCCTCCTCAACGGTCACTTTTTCAACGGTCAGGAGTGTTCTCTATGTTTACCCTCAAGAAGTCACGCACGTTTGAATGGCCCGTGTCCGTGTTTGAGCCCGACAACGGCAAGCACGTCAAAGCCTCGTTCAACGCCACGTTCCGCGTCATGGAGCGCGACGACCTGCAGTCTCGCCTGCGCGAAATCTCCGCACCCGATCAGACATCCACCGAGCAGTCCCGCCTGATGACGGAGTTTTTGGCATCCGTCCTCGTCTCCGTTTCCGGCGTACAGGTGGCAGACGAAATCGGCGGCACCGTCAGCATGAGCAATGCCGACATCTGCGAGGCGCTCATCGCTGATACGTTCGCATCCCCCGCGCTGTTTGATGCCTATGTCGAGGGCATCGCTGGTCGCACGAGAAAAAACTGATAGACGCCGCGCTGCACCTCACCCGTGCGCGCGGCGGTGATGATGACCTCGAGTCAGACCTGCGCGACTGGGGTGTCGCGAGCGACGAGATAGCAAAACTCGTTGACGCGCAGCGGGAGCAGGCGTTCGAGGTAGAGCCAGAGAACTGGTCGGCGGTCGTTTTGTTCATGCGGTGCCAGACACAGTGGATCGTGTCCGGCATGGGTCACCGTGTCGGGCTTAGCTACGCAGGGCTTGAGGCCGCAGCCAGATTTTCCGGCGCTGAGATGACGCCGGAGCTGTTTGACCAGGTGCAACTGCTCGAACTGACCACCATCAACGAACTGAACAAGCGGACCTCGAGCCATGGCAAAACCCCTAGTCGAAGTCGCCATCGGGGCTGACGGCTCCGTCTTCGTTCGCGAGGTCGATAAAGCCACGGCCGCGTCTGCGGCGTTCGGCGCCAGCGTCAAGAAGTCCGGTGATGCCGCCAAGCAAACCGGCAAAGACATTGATTCGTTTGCGGCCGACTTTGGCAAAGCAGCCAAGTACGTCGCAGCCAGTGCGGCAGCTGCCGCTGCTGGTTCTGTGCTCTTCATCAAATCCGCTATCGACTCCGCCGATGCCGCTGGCATTCTCGCCGGCAAGCTCGACATCAGCACCGAGTCACTCTCGAAACTTCAGTACGCTGCGCAACTGGCGGACGTCTCTCAGGGCGCGCTTGAGGGCGGCCTGAAGAAGCTGGCAGTAACCCTCAACTCCGCTCTCGATCCCGGCTCCAAAGTCGCGAAAGTGTTTGACGCGCTCGGCCTGAGCGCAAAAGAGCTTATTGAGATCCCCGCGGATCAGCAGCTTGGCCGCATCGGCGATGCGCTTAACTCCGTGGCGAATGCCAACCAGCGCGCAGCTGTCGCGCAAATGGTGTTTGGGAAGGCCGGGCAGGAACTCCTCCCGATCCTCGCTGAAGGAACGGCGGGCATCAAAAAGTCGGGGGATGAGCTTGAGCGTTTTGGTGGCGTCATCTCCGGTGATCTTGCCGCCCGTGCCGGCGAGTTCAACGACAACCTCGACCGCATCAAGACCGCCGCCGGCGGATTGGGCCTATCAGTAGCCGATCAGTTGCTCGGCCCGCTCAACGATCTTTCCAACCAAATCCTCGAGCTGGCGCAGCAGAAAGAAACCGCCGAAGGAATTGCATCTTTCATCCGCGGCATTGGCTCTGCTGTCGTCTTTACCGTTGAGACGATTGCCAACACCGGCAACGTTTTCCGTTTCCTCGGAGAAGAAATTGCCGCGCTCGTAGGTGGTCCGGCGATTGGCGACATTGAGCGAATCGATCAAGCAATCGCAACCCTGAAGGAGCGGCTGAAGCCAGACTCCAATGTTGGCGCCGGCCTGAACGTTGCGGGTGTTCGGGCGCTGATGATGTCAGACGAGGACCGGGCAAAGATCCTGCAGGACATCGCTCGCCTGGAGCAGATGAAAGCGGTGTCCGAGGAGCTTGTGCAATCGCAGGTCAGGGCACAGCCCGCCGCAAAACAGGCGGCAGATGCAAAAGCGGAGGATGGTGCAGCCGCGGCAGGGTCTACCGGCCAGAACAAACAGTTGAAGCTAAGCGTTGACGCGCTGGCCGGCGCGCTGGCTGCAGAGACTCCGCAGCAAAAAGCCGAGACGGCGGCGAGAGAGGCGGCAACCAGAGCATCGGCAGACGCGCGAAAGGGTCTCGACGAGCTGATCCAGTCCAAGCGCATCGAGAATGCTCTACTTGGCGTGAGCGCTCGCGATCAGGCGCGCTACCGGGCGCAGCTGCAGCTGACCGAGATTGCCGCGCGCGGGAATGTCGAAGTCACTGACGCGATGCGCCAAGAGATGGATGCGCTGACCATCAGCACCTACGACACGACCGAGGCCACTAAAGCGCACGAGCAAGCCATGGCCGACGCCGCCAAAGCGTCCAACCCATGGGCCGAAGCCCTGCAGGGCGCCGTCGAGCGCGTTGATTCCGCGTTCGTGGACATGTGGAAGAACATTGGATCCGGCTTCGACTCGTTTGCCGACTCGCTGAAAGACGCTTTCAAGCAGCTGCTGGCTGAGCTTGCCAACCTCGCCATCACCCGCCCGATCATGATGCGCATCGGTGCAGCGCTTGGGCTGGGCGGCGGCTCTGCAGGCGCGATGGCCAGTGGTGGCGGGTTTGGTGGTATTGGGTCGTTGCTCGGTGGGGCCAAGAGCTTCATCGGTGGGTTTAAGTCCGGCGGATTGTCTGGCGGGCTGGACGCGTTATTCGGCGGAGCGGGCAGCGGGTTGTCGTCTGGATTGGCCAGCGCATATGGTGGGCTTGGCGATCTGTTTGGGGCGGTGGGCCTCGACAGAATGCAGCTGCTGGCAAACGGCAAAGGGCTGGCGTATGGCTCGGCGTCTTTTGGGCAGTCACTCACAAATCTCGGGCTGGATGCTGGCGCCGGCTTGATTGGCGGGTTTGCTGGAAACAAGTTGGGGCAGGCGCTTTTTGGTGACCGCAAGACGACCGGCATAGGCTCCACGGTGGGGGGGATTGCCGGTAGCGTGTTTGGTCCGCTTGGCACCGGCGTAGGCGCGTTTCTGGGCAGCATCGCAGAGAATGCCATCGGCAAGATTTTTGGGCTTGGCGACCAAGCTAAGTGGGGAAAGCTCGGGATTCAAACCGGCAAGGATCTCCCAACTGACGGCAGCGCGCTTCAAACGATCACCGCTGCCTCTGGATTGACTCTGACCGCCATAGCTAAGCGCACTGATGATCAGGCTGCAAAACAGCTACTTGAGGGATTCAGCGCAATTGATTCGGCTTTAACGGATGCCGCGCGCGCCGCTGGCGTGACCGTGGATTTTACAAATACGGTTCTAGGTCGAAAGTCGGCGGATGTAAACGGCGGCGGGGAAAAGAACTTCTTTGGTTCTGCGGGGCGTTTGGACAACTTCACGGAAGAGGGAATCAAGAACTCGGCGGATCAATTTGCGCGCCAGTGGATCAATGAAATCGACGACCAGCTCTCAACGCGGATCAAAAGAATACTTGGCGACAAAAGCAACCGCACCGCTGAGCAGATCGTGCAGCTGTTCGGGTTCGCCACCAAGCTGGACGAACTGCTCAAGCTGGACGTGCTGAAAGAAGTGGCAGATGCCGCCGCAGCTTCTACCAAGACACTGCTCGACGCCTACAGCGAAGCCACAGACGCCGTGGTGAATCTCGCGCAGGAATACGACGGCACGCTGGAAAGCATGACCGGGCTCACCGACGCGCTGACGTCGCAGAAGCAGGTGGCTGCGCAACTGGCGGCCGCGTATCAGGAAGTCAGCAGCCTAGTCGATGCCACGTTCGGCAACGCCATCAGCACCATCGAAGAGTCGATGCTCTCCGAAGCCGATCTGTACCAGCGCCGGCGCGAGCAGATCGCCAGCCTGACCGCTGAGCTCGGCACCACCATCGACCCCGCCAAGATCGCCGGGTTGGTTCAGCAGATCGACTCGCTCGCCGGCTCAGCGTTCCAGATGCTGGACGAAAGCCAGCGCGCTTCGCTGTCGGGCGAATTCATCGACTTCCTGCGCCAAGCGCAGACGCTGGCTGATCAGCAGATCCAAGCCGGACGGGACAGCCTGGCAGGCCGGGAAACCGCCGTTACCAACGCGGTGGATCTGGAAGTGATGAACACCGCCGCACTGACGCAGCAGGCCGCAGCCAATACCTTCTCGGAGGCGGTCGAGAAGTTTGCCGGTATCGTCGGTGGCAATGCTTTCGGGATCGACATCGAAACCATCATCGCCAACCTAAAGAACGCCGGCGTTGAGGTGCCCGGATGAGGCCGCTGTCATCCGTCAACCGCACAGGCATCGCACAGACGCTCACGCGTCCCGTCTATCTGGTCGAGTTTGGGTTCGCCACACCGCTGCGGCTCTCGAGCCGTAACACCATCACATACGCCGGCAACAGCTTTTCCGCTGCGGCCGTGACGGTAGACCTGTCAGGCCTGACTGTGCGCATTCTGAACGCGTCGCTGGCCTATACCGCAACGTTTAAAGACGGCGGCGACGGTGTAGCGGTCAAGATATGGGCGCTGTACGGCGATGC